GGCATCAATCAGTTATCCAAACGCAACAGGATGGGGAGCGTTCAAACAAATTACAGGACCTAACCAAGAAACATGGGGTAACACTGACTACTACGCTTACTTATGGGCACAACAAACATTTGCTAACCCTGAAGCGGTAAACATCAACGTATTTGTAACACCAGGTATTGACTATGTTAATAACTCAAACTTGGTTGAAGAGGCTATTGATATGGTTGAAACAGACAGAGCGGATTCAATCTACATCTGTACAACACCTGATTATCAAATGTTCACAAATACATTAGGTAGTTTTGATACTGACTTTATTTACCCTGAAGAAGCGGTAGATAATTTAGAAGCAACAGGTATTGACTCTAACTACACTGCAACTTATTACCCATGGGTATTGACGAGAGATACAGTTAACAACACACAAATTTATATCCCTGCAACTGCAGAGGTTGTAAGAAACTTGGCGTTGACTGATAATATCGCATTCCCTTGGTTCGCATCAGCGGGTTACACTCGTGGTTTGGTAAACTCAATTAAGGCACGTAAGAAGTTGACTCAAGAAGATAGAGACACTCTTTACAAAGGTAGATTGAACCCAATCGCAACGTTCTCAGATGTAGGAACAGTAATTTGGGGTAACAAAACTACTCAAGTTAGAGAATCTGCACTTGACAGAATTAACGTTAGAAGATTGTTGTTACAGGCACGTAAGTTAATCTCAGCGGTGGCGGTAAGATTGTTGTTCGAACAAAATGACGAACAGGTAAGACAAGAATTCTTGGATTCAGTTAACCCAATCTTAGATGGTATCAGAAGAGACCGTGGTCTAATTGACTTTAGAGTAACAGTATCTAATACACCTGAAGATTTAGATTCAAATACCTTAACAGGTAAGATTTATCTAAAACCAACAAGAGCTCTTGAATTCATCGATATTGAATTCTTGATTACTCCAACAGGTGCATCTTTTGAGGATATTTAATAACTCATATATTTATAATATGGGGACTACCGAAATAGTGGTCCCCATTAGCCTTTTATTAAACGTTTAACTAAAAATAAGATTATGGAATTTAAAAAGAAAACTTTAAATGAAGCTATGGAAATTAAATCCAACGGCAAAAAGTCTTTTTCTGAAAAACCTCAGAACATTGTTATTTCTGAAGCACAATTAGAAAGATTAATTGAAAAAATGAAAAATAAATAAGATGTCTATTAGAAGAATCATAAAAGAGTTTTATGAAGAAAAACAACTTCGTGAAGGTTTTGACCCTGAAGGTAATCCTGATTTAAAGTATTATGCTTTTGATTGGGACGACAATATTGTGACAATGCCGACACAGATTATTCTTTTAAGTGAAGATGATGAAGAGGTTGGTATGTCTACAGAAGACTTTGCAGATTACCGTGCTTTGATTGGTAAAGAACCATTCGAGTATAAAGACAAAATGATTGTGGGTTATGCAAATGACCCTTATAGAAATTTTGGAGTAAAGGGTGATGGTGCATTTATTATCGATTCAATGATGGCATCTACAGGTCCTTCATGGGACGATTTTGTGGAATGTATAAACGGTGGTTCAATATTTGCTATTATTACTGCACGAGGACATACTCCTTCAGTTCTTCGTGAGTCAATATATAATTTTATTGTTACCAACCATAATGGTATCAGTAAGGATACCCTTATTGAAAACCTTAAAAAATATAGAAATATGACGGGTGACGAAACAAAGGATGGTCAGATTATGATTAATGAGTACTTGGACCTTTGTAAATATTACCCTGTAACATATGGTGAGGGGTCAGCATCAAACCCTGAAGAAGGAAAAATCAAAGCTTTAAGGGAGTTTATCTCTTATGTAAAAGAAATGAGTGAAAGACTCGGAAAACAAGCATTCTTTAAAAATGATGTAAAAAATAACTTTGTACCAATGATTGGGTTTTCTGATGATGACCCAGGAAATGTCGAAAAAATCAAAGCATTTTTAGATAAAGAGTATGAAGATAAACCAGTTAAGACTTATTTAACTAAAGGAGGAGATAAAAAAGAAGTATAATTATTACTATTTTAATTTGCTTCTAGTGTAGAATATCGGGTTTTTGAAAAAAGTAAATAGAAAAATTTTAAAACGAGATATTTATAATCAAATAAACAAAGAACAAAGAAAAACCAAAATACTATGGCTGATTTATTAATGAAAATGCCCGTTCCTTATGAACCAAAAAGAAAAAATAGGTTTATCCTATCGTTTCCTTCATCATTGGGAATTAACTCTTGGTATGTTGAGTCTACTTCAAGACCAAATATCCAAATCGGGGCGACAGAAATTCAATTCCTAAACACATCTACGTATGTGGCTGGTAGATTCACTTGGAATACCATAAACGTAACTTTCCGTGACCCAATTGGTCCTTCAGCGGCACAAGCCCTGATGGAATGGGTGCGTCTACACTCAGAGTCCGTAACAGGTCGTATGGGTTATGCTGCGGGTTACAAAAAAGATATTGACCTTGAAATGTTAGACCCAACAGGTGTTGCGGTTGAAAAATGGATTCTTCAAGGAACCTTCTTAACCGATGTGAACTTTGATTCATTAGGTTATTCAGATGATGCGTTGGCAACTATTACGGCAACTCTTCGTCCTGATAGATGTATTTTGGTATACTAATATAAAATAGTATTGATTAAAAATCAATCAGCAATATATTTAAACCATAGAGGTCATTGTACTTCTATGGTTTTTTTTATTAAAGGAGATTAAATTATGGACCAAGCACAACAATACGGACAAATGAATATGAATTTACCACACGATGTGGTACCACTACCTTCTGGTGGTTTATTTTACAAAAATAAAAAGAAAGCGTTAAAGGTGGGTTATTTAACCGCACAAGATGAAAATATTTTAATTTCAACAACCAATAATAAAAATATTATTCAAACCTTATTAAGGTCAAAAATTTATGAAACCGATATTCAGGTTGACGACCTTTTAGAAAGTGATGTTGAGGCAATCATGATATTCTTGAGAAATACTGCTTTTGGTCCTGAATATATATTCAACTTAATTGACCCAAAAACAAGTAAGAAATTTGAATTTACAATAGTATTAGACGAACTTGATATTATTCAACCAAAACTTAAGCCAAACGATAAAGGTTTATTTGAACTAAATTTACCAAAAACAGGTTCAAATGTTGTTTGTAGGTTATTAAGTCTTAGGGATATCAATAGTTTAAATGATATGAGAGAAACATATCCTCCTAATGTTACAGTTCCTTTGGTAACAAAAAGATTGGAGTTACATATAGTTAGCGTTGACGGTAATGAAGACCGAGAGTTTATTGCTCAATTTGTAAACACTCTACCTATTATGGACTCCAAATTTATAAGAAACACAATGAGAGATTGTGAACCCCGTCTTGATTTAAAAAGACAAGTTACCGCCCCGTCAGGAGAAAAAGTGAATGTTGATATCACTTTTGGGGCTGAGTTTTTTCGTCCTTTCTTCTAACTATAAAAAAACTATGCTCGAAGAGATTTATTATCTGTGTCGTCATGTTAATATGACGTATACGGATTGTATGTTTATGCCTACATTTGAAAGAAAGTTTTTTGTTAATATGTTAATTGAAGAATTTAACAAAAAGAACGAACAAGTAGAAAAACAAAATAACAAAATACGTAGGTAATCTATTTATTGTAAAAAGGAATTATGTTTTTTCAAGGAGATGAATCACTTAAAGAGGCGTTAGACCAATCCATTGGTAGGTTAGGTATACTACAGGACGGTATAGATGGTGTTGTTAAACAAATAACTACGTCATTAAGTCCTACCACTATCATTCAAGATGCTCAAAAAATTGCATCAAGTACTGTTGAAATGACCAGAAGTGTTTTAGGTCAAGGAAGGGAAATTGGTATGGAACTTTCTAAAACCATGGCAAGTGCTAGGGAAGAAACTTTAAAATTTGGTGTTACTAATGAAGAAAACATTGCGTTATTTGGTGCAATTAACAAAGAACTTCAAAACACAAGATATCTAACAAAAGAACAAATTGTGGACATGCAAGCCTTAGCGAGAACCGCTGGTTTAACTGCAGATGAGATGTCAAAATTTGTTGTTAATTTTGACACTTTAGGTATTGGAACCGATAAGGCTATTTCACATATTAGTAAATTACAAGGTGAGGCTAGAAGTTTAGGTCTTAATGTGGGTCAGTTTATGAGAAATGTTGGTGAAAACATGAAACTCATGGCTTCTTATAATTTTAAGGGTGGTGTTGATGGTTTGGCTAAGATGGCTGCTCAAGCAACATCATTAAGAATTGACATGTCTAAAACCGCATCTTTTGCAGAAAAACTAATGGACCCAAGCCAGGCAATTGAGACAGCTGCGGGATTCCAAATGATTGGTGGTGCTATAGGTAAATTAGGTCAACCGTTTCAATTGTTAAATATGGCTCAAACCGACATGGCGGGATTACAAGATGAAATTGTAAAAATGAGTGCCGCGGCGGTTACATTTAATGAATCTACAGGTGAATTTGATATTCCTGTAACAGAATTATATAGATTAAGAGAAGTTGCAAATCTTACAGGAATTGGATTCCAAGAACTAAGTGAAATGGCTTTGAACTCAGCCAAGAAAACACAAAAATTAACATTCTTAGATGGTTTATCAAATATACCTGAAGAACAAAGAGAGTTGGTTGCTAATTTGGGTGAATTAAAAGAAGGTAGATTACAAATAAAAATTCCTGGTCAAGACGATATGAAAGATGTTGCTCAACTTACCGCAGATGAACTCGATAAGTTAAGTTCTCTTCAAAATGAAATGGGTAGAAGCGATAAAGAGATTGCCACTCGTTCGATGACTGCATTGGAATCGATGGCGGCACAGATTGCATCGTTGGCGGCAAAACCTGAAGCCGCGGTTTTGGAGTCAGGACAATTTGAAAAAGTTACAGAAAGTTTAGCGACAAGTGCAGATAGATTTGTAACTGCTGTTGAAGATGAAATTAGACAAAGAGATTTAGGGAAAGGTATAGATTTGGCGGGAAAAACACTAATACCTGAACTTTCAGAAGAAACCGCAAAAAATGTAGCAAAAGGTATTATGATTGCTGCTGATAAAATTATTGAAAACTTACCAACTAAGTAAAAGAGGCTTTCGAAGGAGCATTTTCAGGTCTTGATACTGTTAGTGTTAGAGGTAATAGT